GGGTGCGGTCTGGGCAATGGCGGTTCCTCCTACCGTCATTGCAATGCAGACCGAGATCAACAACTGGCTTGCTGACGAGGACGTGCAGAAAGCACTGGCAAGTCCGTATCAGTCTGAATCTTTCGGCGGTTACTCATACACAAAAGCGTCAGGCGGAAGCAACGACAGCGGTGAGGGTATCACGTGGCAGAAAAAATTCAAATCACAGCTTGATAGGTGGAGAAAAATCAGATGAGCCTGCTATCGGAAGCAATGGAAGAGTGCGTGCTACTTAATAAGCACACTGAATCAGACGGATACGGCGGTTATAACGTGACTTGGACGGACGGTGCATTATTTGATGCGGCAATCGTTTTTGACACGTCTATGGCGGCAAGAGCGGCGCAAAAAGACGGTGTTACGTCCTTATACACGGTCACAACGGAAAAGGCAATGACGCTGGAATATCATGATGTTTTCCGGCGTGGATCTGACGGAAAGATATTCCGTGTCACATCTGACGGCGATGATAAAAAAACACCTGCATCTGCCGGACTTAACATGCGGCAGGTGACGGCGGAAGAATGGAGATTACCCAATGGATAAATCACAGGGACTGCAGTCATTTTGGGAGCGGTTCGGATTACCAGCGTATGATGAACTGACGGTGCCAGACAATGCGGTTATGCCGTATATCACCTATTCAAACGTGACTGACAGCCTTGGCAATCCCGTGCCGCTGACTGGCTCAATTTGGTATCACTCTACATCATGGGCAGAGATTTCCCAAAAAGCAGACCAGATTTCAGAGCATGTAAACCTGCTGGGATTTGCTCTTGTGCCCTTAGATAATGGGTACATCTACATCACAAAGGGCAATCCGTTCGCACAGCGCATGTCGGACGACAGCGACAGCATGATCCGGCGAATTTATATCAACCTGATGGCGGAATATCTAACACAGTTTTGAGGTAAAACAATGGGAAGATTTACAAAAATTCCAGAGGACACTTTTGACCAGCTTCAGCTCGATGCTGGTGTCCTGCTCAATCAATTCAATCCTGCGGCTCCTGCTATCGCAGAGGGCGCAATTATCACAGCAACGACTGGCGGCATTAATGCTACCTGCGTTCCGACTTTTTCTGACATGGGCGAGGATGTTGATAACTGTCCGGTCAATATGAAAGAGTTAAAACATCTGGATGGCTGGGAGTGCAAGCTGGGATTCACCGCACTTGGGACCAGTCCGGCGGCAATCAAAATGTCACTGGGTTGCGCTGATATTGACAGCAATGACGCCAGCAAGATCATCCCCAGGCGTGATCTGAAACAGACTGATTTCTCAGACATCTGGTGGGTCGGTGATAGGGCAGACGGTGGCCTGGTAGCAATCCAGCTTCTGAACGCACTGTCTACAAGCGGCTTTTCACTGCAGACTACAAAGGCTGGCAAGGGACAGATTTCCTGTGAGCTGACCGGTCACGTATCCATTAACGATCAGGACACCGTGCCTATGGTATTTTACAGCCAGGCGGCAGCGGAAGGAACGCAGGACAATACAGACGATACAGACGGAGAATAATATATGAAAAATCTGGCAAACTGCAAGCCGAGTGAATTTTTGTTCCAGACAAACCGGCTCAGGAAAACAGCAGAACGCTTCCTGACTGTTACTGACATTATGAATATCCGCAAACGACTGCCGGCAGGCATGCCGGAACTGACTGCTGATCTTTCTGTTGATGAAACGGAAGCGGTCAAGAAGAAACGAAAGGAAATGGTGTCTGCGCAGGTACGGAAAAACCTGGGTGCAATTTTTGACGCCATCCTCGAAGAGCATCCGGCTGAAACGCTTGAACTGCTGGCTCTGTGCTGTTTCGTGGAACCGACAAACGTTGACGATCATACAATGTCTGAATATCTGGGGGCGATCCTTGATATGGCAGAGGATGAAAACGTTATGCGTTTTTTTACATTATTAACGCATTTGGAAGTGTAAGCTATTTTGAAGCGATACAGAGTATACGGCTTGATTTGCTGGATTTGTTAGGAAAAAGCTATGTGGTGGATCACTGCATAGCTTTTTTTAAAAAGAGATCAGAAAACGAGTTATACCAGGTTTACACAACAGATGCGTTGTGCTATATCAACGAGATTTTGGCAACACGTTTCGGTGGTAAAATGATGTCAAAACGGTATTACGATATACTGCACAAAAAGCCGGAAGAGACACGGACGGCGAATGAGATTGTTGACTCTATTAGGAGCAAGCTATGAATGTATTTGAATTAATGGCGAGCCTTGGTCTTGATTCATCCGAGTACGATGCCGGGTTAACTGAGGGTGAAGGAAAAGCCGAAACATTTGGCGGCAGAATAAAATCAATTTTATCCGGGGCGGCAAAAGCCGGGGTTGCGGCTATGGCGGCAATCGGAGCGGCAAGTGTAGCTATGGGAACTGCTCTTATAAAAGAAACCAGCAAGGTTGCGGAGTATGGTGACCACATTGACAAAATGTCGCAGAAAATGGGAATGACAGCGCAGGCTTATCAGGAATGGGATGCCGTTATGCGTCATTCTGGCACAAGCATAGAATCTATGCAGGCAGGCATGAAAACGCTGGCAAGTGCGGCGGAAACGGGATCTGACGCATTTGAAAAGCTGGGAATGTCTCAGCAGGAAATTGCCAACATGTCGCAGGAAGAACTGTTTGAAAAGACAATCACTGCCCTGCAGAATGTTGAAGATGAAACAGAAAGAACATACCTTGCAGGTAAACTTCTGGGACGTGGAGCGACAGAACTTGGTCCCTTGCTGAATACATCAGCGGAAGAGACACAGGCTATGCGTGACCGTGTTCACGAACTGGGCGGAGTTATGTCCGATGAAGCTGTAAAGGCGGCGGCAAAGTATCAGGACAGCTTGCAGGATATGCAGACGGCTATAAGCGGAGCGTCAAGGGGAATTGTATCTGAGTTTCTGCCTGCTGTGACTTCAATTATGGACGGCATAACAGAGATTTTTGGCGGTGACGGCGAAAAGGGAATAACGCTGATAACAGAGGGTGTTGATTCCCTGTTTCAAAAAATTGATGAAGCGATCCCGAAAATTGCAGAGTTTGGCGGAAAAATAATATCTGCGTTCTCAACGGCGATACTAAATAATCTGCCGAAGATAATGTCAAAAGGCACTGATATTGTCTTAATGATCGTCACATCTGCGATTGAAGCGGTTCCGGCTGTGGCTGCGGCGGCGTATAAGGTCGTTGAAGCGTTTGTTAAGGCGGTTATATCAAATGCGCCAAAGGTCGGAAAAGCAGGTCTGGATCTTATAAGTCAATTTGAATCTTTCATCCGTGGGGATGCGCCAAAACTCATAATTACGGCGGCTCAAATGATTCGGGACTTTGTAACGGGGATGCTTTCAGAGATCCCCAATGTAATTGGGACTGCATCCGGCATTATGACATCAATGATTGACGCTATAACAAGCGCACTGCCGGAAATCATGACCAGCGGCGGAGATATTATTCTCAGCTTGCTTGACGGGATTATTTCAAGCCTGCCGGATATTACACATGCGGCGTTTGAAGCGATTTTCAGCATAACAACCGCATTATATGAGAATCTTCCCAGCATTTATGAAGCCGGCGCAGAATTACTTGGAAATCTGTTGATGGGTATTATAGAGCGACTGCCGGAGATTGCAGAAACAGCTTTAACTATCATCAATGATTTTATGGCACAAATTGAAGAAAACCTGCCCACAATCATACAGACCGGCATAACCATTATTGGAAATCTGGCAAGGGGAATCGTGCAGAATCTGCCTGCATTTATCAGTGCGGCGGTAACGGCGATTGGAAGATTTATCTCTACTATTACCGCAAACCTGCCGCAGATCCTGAGCCGTGGCGTTGCTATTGTTAACACGCTATCAAGAGGTGTTCTGTCTCTTGCCGGTGTGCTTCTGTCGGCGGCAATCCAGTTGATGGCACGATTTGTGAGTGGTATCGCTGGAAAGCTGGGCGATGTGCTGAATAAAGGTCGAGAGATTGTCAACAAGATTGCGTCCGGCGTTTTAGGCAACATAGGCAGGTTCCTGTCAACGATCCCGACACTTTTCTCAAGGTTTGTATCATCGTTTAGAAGTAGAAACTGGGGCAGTATCGGCACGAACATCATCAACGGTATTGCCAACGGTATCCGAAACGCCGCAGGCAAGATTGCAGAAGCGGCAAAATCGGCAGCGAAACGTGCGCTGGATGCGGCGAAGAGTTTTCTGGGAATAAAATCTCCTTCAAGAATTTTCCGGGATGAAGTCGGTAAAATGATGGCGCAAGGTATGGCAATCGGTTTTGATGAGGGTTTTGACGAAGATGACTACATCGAGCCGGTTGACGCTCTGCTGAACGACATTGAGGATATCCCCACAACAACGATAGAAACAGACGGAGAAAACGGAGAAGCACCTGCGTCTGACGCTATGCTGATTTATCGTCTGTTACAGCAGTATCTTCCGGCACTGGCAGAAATGGCTGTGGTCATGTATCCTGACGTTGTTGCCGGTGAGCTGGCACCGTATATTGACAGCAGTCTGGGAGCGATTGCGGTCAGGAAAGGACGGGCGTGATGGCTTTATTAGGTGTTAAGTTTGGTGATTACCACACGTACAAAGATCTGGGACTGCTAATGACTGAAAAGGTCATCGGCAGTCCAGAACCAAAGGTTGAGACAGTAGACATACCCGGTATGAACGGCAGTCTTGACCTGTCAGAGATTAACGGCGGCATAACATACGACAATAGAACGCTAAAATTCACGTTCAAAATCTTCAACCCGAAACAGTATCTGCGAATGTATTCAACGGTGCTGAGGGATATACACGGGAAAATGCTGGATATTGTCGTTGATGACGATAATTCATGGATTTACCGGGGGCGTGTTGACGTTGGTGATTTCACGCACAACAAGAAAAAGGACACGTTCTCAATCTCCTGCGACTGTCAGCCGTTCAA